CATAAGCGACATATTTGAGGCACAGAAAGCCACAGACACGTTAATTCATGCCAATAAGGGGTTAAATACCGGCGACACATTTGAAAAGCGTGTGGCGGCTCTATTGGTTGAATTAGGGGAAACATTAAATGAGTTGCCCGCAGAGTTTAAATTTTGGAGCGAGAAAAGCAACCAACGCCAAAAAGCATTGATTGAGTATGCTGACAGCCTCCATTTTCTTGTATCGTTAGGCATTGATTTAGGCATTGAGCAAGTGGAGCTACGAGAGATTGATAATGACAAACCGATAGAGCGCCAGTTTATTGAGTTAAGCAATATGGCGAGTCTATTAGTATTTCAAGAGGGTAGTTTAAAACGCATATGGCACAACCTTTTCAGCGCATTTATCCATTTAGGTGAGCAATTAGGATTCACCTGGGATGAGGTTTATGAGGCGTACTTTGCTAAAAATAAGGTGAACCACCAAAGGCAGGAGAACGGCTATTGATAACGAATTAGATTATATATGCCCGGAGTGTGGGCGAGTGATGCGCCCCACTCTTATTGAGGGGCGTTATCAATGTGATGGATGTAGTACGGTAGTGGAGCAAACGAGCATCTTAGACCATACACAAACCAACTAATAAGGGAGCGGTAAACATGAAAAAAGAGAAGTGCATGGGTTGTGGTGGCAAGATTGAAGCGCATAGAACACGTTCTAATTTTTGTGAAGAATGTTTTAAGGATTTACTAAGGGAGAAGGTGGATGAATGATATTTGTTGTATGGTGTGTAGCGTTCATTTGTTTAGGTTTAGGATTTTGGGCAGGGTATTTATTTTGCGATAGTCGAAAAGAGAGTCGATAACATGAAACAAAGTCAATTCCGCCATGATTTGTGGGAGGCGAGGCGAAAATTAAAAGCCTCCCCCCACGATATGGCGAGGCACATGAAAGTAAGTGAGGAAGCCTATTGCAAGTGGGAAACGGGTGCGGTGGTTATGCCCGTAGCGCAGCGTAAGCAGATCATTAAGCGAGCAGAGGGGTTGTTGGATAGATGCGGTTTATAATTGCATTGTTATCAAAAATATGTGGTGTTTTGATTTGGGGATTAGAGTTATTTATGGCGTTGTTTGTTTTATTGAGCGATCCGATAGTTGAATTAGAACATTGGTTAGAAGAAAAGAACGCAGATTTGAAAGAGGTTAAGCGATGAGGCTTAAAATAGACAATATAACGCCAATGGGAGCCGTTAGAACCACGCAGAGGGCAAAATACAAGAGTGATAGTTATAAGCGTTACAAACGCTATAAAAGGGATATACGGTTATACGCCAATCAGTTGATGGGAAACCAGGAACCAACTGAATGCGCCGTTTCCGTGGATATTACGTTTTATATGCCGATTCCTAAAAGCCGTAAAAACAAGTTAAAACCAGGTGATCCGCATGTGGTTAAGCCGGATATAGACAACCTTATCAAAGGGGTTTTCGATGCTATAAACGGAAAGGTATGGAAAGATGATAACCAGGTTATGCGGGTGAATGCTAAGAAGGTTTATAGTGACACGCCAGGGATTTTGATGGAGGTTATACCGTTATTTTAGGAGGGGTGAAATGAGTTATTATATTTTGGCGATAGTGAGAGATGGGCGTGTTTTAAGTGTACACGATAAAATTTATAGTGATGTGAATATAGCAAGGCGGGCATTGGATACCAAAAAGGCGAACGGGAAATTAAATGCTGCTCATGAGGTTTATGAGGTTAAGCGATTTGAATTGATTGAGCAATAGGAGGGGTTAAATGTACGAATGGTGGTATTTATTTTTACATGATGCGGAAATGTTCGGTGTAACGATGTTCTTTTTCTTTTTGTTTTCAATACCAATCGCTATGTTTGTTTATCACATGTTTTTTGAGGACTAAGGGGGAGCGGAAATGATTAAAACATTCATATTTTCAACCATGATATTGTTTGGCGGTGTTTTTGTTCATGGAGTGGAAAACGAACCGCAATTTGTGTATTTTGGAAAGAAAGCTAGGACGTTAATTTATTAGGAGGGGTTAATATGGAAAAGTCATATATTCATTACACAACAGAGGACGGGCAAAAGTGGAAGAAGGTTGCAGAGAACGAAAGCACATTCTTTTTAGTGCCGATTCGAGAGATTGAGGGCGGGATTGAATACGATTACACGAACATCAAAGCATTTTCCAAAGAAGAACCCGATTACCCACTTGAAAGAGTTGAGGATTTTAGTGGAAAATAATAGATTCATAGGACGAGCTATGCTATAATTTGGATAAGTTGACCATATTTGTGTCTGTTTTATGGTTGATTTGTCAACGTGATTACGGATCATGCGCCGTATAAAAAAGCCGTTAGCGTGGGAGCGCCTTATCGGAAACGTATGAAGCGGGCGACGGCTAACAGTCGCAAATTGCGAGGATAAGGCGATGCTCTAGGTGAGAGTGTCGCCTTTTTATTATATAATAGAGTTATGAAGGGGATTTTTCGGAAAAAGGAGGGTAAATATGCCGAAGGGAGAAAACTTGACGGAAAAGCAAAAACGGTTCGCTGATTGCATGGTTAAATACGACAATGCAACAAAGGCTTATCACGAGGCGGGGTATAGCGCAAAGAGCGATAAAGTAGCGGGTGTGGAAGGTCATAAGCTACTGAAAAAGCCTAAAATCAAAGAGTATATCAATAAAAGGCTTGAAGAAATGGCAAATGAACGGGTAGCAGATGCACAAGAGGTACTGCAATTCTATTCTTCTATCATGCGTGGAGAAGTGGATGAGGAAGTCTTGCGAGGCGTTGGAGAAGGTGAACAGACCATTGACCGCATGGAAGTGAATGGAGCCAACCGTTTGAAAGCTGCGGACGCTCTAGCCAAGCGTTATGGATTGTTTAAGGATCAGCAGGACATGCACATGCAACTTGCCGTTAATATTGTGGATGATGTACCGGAGGATGATGAGTGATGCAACAAGTGAGCATGAAAGAGATCATCAACCCGCATTTTCGTAAATTTTGGAATGTGTCCAAGCGTAAGGAATATTTGCGTTATGTCCTTAAAGGTGGACGTGGTTCGGGGAAATCGTTCCATATACCGCTACGGATAGTGTCAGACATTATGGAATATCCCGTGAGTGGATTAGTCATACGTAAGGTACAGAACACCGTTGTTAAATCCGTTTTTCAGCAGATCAAGGCAGCAGCAAACGAAATGGGTGTCACACACTTATTCAAGTTTGTTCCGAGTCGCTTAGAGATCACCTATTTACCCAGGGGCAATAAAATTTATTTTGCGGGTGCGGATGATCCGGAGAAACTAAAATCCATCAAAGACAGCGATTTTCCCGTTGCTCTATTGTGGATTGAGGAATTGGCCGAATTTAAAACAGAGGACGAAATTATAACCATTGAGCAATCGGTGCTACGCGAGGAATTAGCGGGCAAGATCAAAAGTCAAATACGCAAAGATGCGCCGGATTTTGATTATTCCTTTTATTACTCATACAACCCACCAAAACGTCGCCAATCATGGGTAAACAAGAAGTACGAAAGCTCACAGATACCCGACAATACATTTGTAGATCACTCAACGTATTTAGACAATCCGCACCTATCCAAAATGTTTGTCATGGAGGCAGAGGAAACGAAAAAGACAAACGAGCGAATGTACAGATGGGTTTACATGGGTGAGGCCATTGGTTCCGGGGTTGTGCCGTTTGATAACCTGGTCATTCGTGAAATACCCGATGATGAATTTAACCGCTTTGATAACATTAGGCAGGGAATTGATTACGGTTATGCGGTTGATCCGTTTGCATTCGTGCGTTGGCATTACGACAAGAAAAAGCGGACGATTTATGCGATGGACGAGCTATACGGCGTTAAAATAAGCAACAGAAAGAGTGCTGAATGGATCAAACAAAAGGGTTATCACACGCATCCTACTACCGCAGACGGAGCGGAGCCGAAAAGTATAGCGGAACAAAGAGATTACGGTTTGAAAATCCAAGCAGCCAAAAAAGGACCGGACAGCGTGGAATACGGTGAGGAATGGTTAGATGATTTAGATGCGATTGTTATTGATCCCAAACGAACGCCGAACATTGCCCGTGAGTTTGAAAACATAGATTACGAGGTTGATAAGGATGGCGAGCCGAAAGCGAAATTAGAGGATAAGGAAAACCACGCGATAGACGGAACTAGGTATGCCTTTGAATCCGATATGAAGCACAGTAACAAAATTAAAGCCGCCAAACCAATACCAGGTTTATAAAGGGGAGATACGATGTTTGAAAAATACGCTCAACTGATAGACGAGCAGGGCATTAGTACGGAAATACTTGCCGAAGTGATTCAAGAGCATGGCAAGCTACAAGAGCGCACACGAAAACGATACGGCAGATATAAGCAAGAAAGAAGCGATGTGCCGATATTCGGACGTTTTGCCGATGAGGAAGAAAAGATTCAAAACAAGGTAAACAATGAGCTTGCGAACGACTATTTCAGCGAGATTGTTGACACGAAAGTAGGCTACATGTTCGGAACGCCAGTGTCTGTTATGTACGATAAAGAGTCACCAGGCTATGACACGATAGTTGAGAAGATCAATGAATTTAAGAAAATGAATAACCTGGATGATCTTAACGCCGAATGGTGCAAATTTAGTGGCATGGCCGGATATGATGCAGGGTTGCTATACGTGGATAAAGAAGGGCAAGAGCGTGTCATGCGCCTCAATCCATGGGAAAGTATCATCATATCTAAAACAGAGATCACAGAGCCAGAATATGGCGTACACTACTACCCAACATGGGATGATAATGTTCGTGTTGAGTTTTACAGTCCGCAAGGTGTGCGTGTGTTCGAGGGTAAGGGGTACGGCGCCCAGGAATTAGCAGAAGTCACAGAAGAAGCAAAAGGCAATCCATTTGAAGTGTGCCAAATGTTCGGGATTCCGAATAATGCAGAGCTTATGGGCGATGCGGACAAGGTGTTATCCCTTATAGATGCTTATGATAGGTCCATATCGGATATGAATAGCGAGATTGAGCAATTCCGTTTGGCTTATCTGATATTCATTGGATTCGAGCCGGATGAGGAAACATTAAAACAGATGATTAAGACGGGTGCGCTTCATATCCCTACCGCACAAGATGGCGAAAAAATTGATTGGCTCACGAAAAACCTTGATCCGAAATACGTTGATTCACACTTGGATAGATTAGAGGCGAATATACAGAGATTGGCGAAACACGTTAATTTCAGTGATGCAGCGTTTGGCAGTGATATTACGGGGCCGGCGATGCGTTACAAGCTATTTCACCTGGAAACGAAATCTAAAACATTC